GCTTGCTGCGAAAGAGGCATTTATCAACAAGCTTCGGTCTGTCGTAGTCACTGCGACCTTTCTAGAAGGTTTTCAAGGTGAAATTGGAGGTTTCAGATTCGGTAAATACGCGAACAGAAATGGATATTTCATAACAGGAATTAACTCTGTTAGTATTGGGATGGGGAACGGAACGAACGCTGGTGCGAACAGAAACGCATTTTGGGCAAATTGGGGTGAAAGCTTAGACACCCCTGGCCCCAAAGCTTGGTATGTCAATACAGACGGGAAGATGTATTGTAGAAATGATGTAGATTTCTATTCGAAAGTGGATTTCGCAAGTACATCAAAGGTTAATTTCTACTCTAGAATCAATGCTCCAAGAGGAATATGGATTGGCTATGATGATGTGGAAGGTGAAGGGGATAATCCTGATGGTGGATACAATAGAGTTGTCTGGTGGAGTCAAATCGTCACTGGGAAATGGAGACAACACGCTGGAATCACAACCGGTTCGGATAGAAAATTGAAAGATAATATTGAACCGACATCAGTCAAGGCATTGGATAAAATAAATGCTTTAAATTTAGTCGCATTTGACTACATTAAGGATAAGACTCATGAAGAAATCGGTCTGATCGCGCAAGAAGTGTTAAATATTATCCCTGGTTCTGTCGAGAAATACGAGGACGAGGATAATCACTTAACAATCAATTACTCAAAGTTCGTACCTTACTTAATCAAGGCAATCCAAGAATTAAATCAAAAAATAGAAAAAATGGAGAAAACAATAGCATGAATAACAACATGGATGCAGTAGTAAATCAGTTAACACTTGATTCACTGACTAAAAAACTAGCAGTAAGTGAGCAGGAATCAGCTAAGAATGAGGCTCTTTATTTGTATGCAGCAAGCGAATTGCACATGATGAAAGAGGTCCTAGAATACGACCCAGCTCTAAAAGAGCTATTTGAAGAAGTGAAAGGAAAAATGACAAATGGCAATTAATAATTATGAACTAGCAAGCAAACCTTATACACGAGGATTTGGAGATAATATCAAGACAGTAGTTGAAATTCGTTTATCAGAAGGCAATCGTTACAGTACGAACATGCGTGAGCTTGTAGGAGATCGCACAAGTGAACCAGAAGATGTCTTGATTCAAGCGGTGCTGGATATCTTAAAAGCCGAGCTAGATCCAGGCAACGCTATTGTCAAAACACAGGCGCAGCTTGAACAGGCTAACCAGAAGATTGCGCAAAACGAGAGTGAACAGAACAAGCTCGCAGCTCTTACAAATAAAATCGATAAAGTAGTGCGTGTCATGGCTCAAGATTCTATCATGGGGGAAAAAATCGCCTACGGTACAACCTACAAGGAACTTGTCGAACTCTTCCCACTTGTTGAGGAAGGCAAAGCCTATCAACCAGGTGATATGTTTGTCGTTGAAGATCCTGAACACGTCGAATTGAACGGTGAGGGCAAGCGAGTCTTGATTCAGACGAATCAGGCTTTCATTTACAAAGGCGAATCTCTCAAACAACTTGAAGGCGGACCATCTCAAAATGGTCTTCTTGCAATCTGGAAGTGGGAAGGGCAGAAGAATGGAAGTGATCTTGGAACCACTCGAGTTCCTGAACAGTAGATAGGAAGTGGTCTGATTGGAATTACTAGCATTTTTGGATAAATTAAGTCCGATTCTAATCGTAATCATTCCTAGCTATTTTTCTTTCAAAAGCACGCAGAACACGAAAGAGACTGATAAGCAAATCAGTCTCTTATCTGACAAAATTAGCGCTATTGAAAAAACAGTTTCCAATGTTGAGAACATTGGCAAAGATAATAGCAAAGGATTGAGTGTTATCGGAAAAGGTCTTCAAAGATTACAGCGTTTTCGATTGCAAGAAAACCTAAAAAAAGCCATTAGAAGAGGCAGTACCAATCAGCATGAGATTGAGGAATTGTCTCGTCTTTATGAAAGTTACGTGGAACTTGGTGGGAATGGAGCCATCAAGGTATTGTATGAAAAATTTCTAGCATTAGAAATTGTGGAGGAAAATATAAATGCAACAGATTAACGAAATTATCACAAACGGAGCAGTCAGCATCCTGGTTATTTTGCTAGGTATTGTAGTTAAGGCAGTCAAGGAATACCTTGTCAAAAAAGGTGGTGAACAGACTGTCAAGATCGTTGAAATCCTTGCCAAGAACGCAGTCAATGCTGTTGAGCAAGTCACTTCTGAAACTGGATACAAGGGCGAAGAAAAATTAGAGCAAGCACGAACTAAAATCCGTACAGAGCTTAGCAAGTACAATATCAGCATGACTGACAAGGACTTGGACACATTTGTTGAGTCAGCAGTTAAACAGATGAATGATGCGTGGAAGGAGCAATAGAAATGATCAAAATCATTAATAATACGATTTTCAATGGAATTGCAGGTTCTCGTCCGACCGAAAAACCAAAATACTACATCATGCACAATGATGAAGGAGCAATGGCCTAATGCATTGCCATAAAACGAAAGGAAAATAAACAAATGAAAAAAAACGACTTATTCATCGATGTGTCTAGCCACAATGGATACGATATTACAGGTATTTTGTCTGACATGGGTACACAGAATACTATTATCAAAATTTCTGAAAGTACAAGCTATATCAACCCTTGCCTGTCCGCTCAAGTTGAGCAATCAACCCCTGTTGGATTTTATCATTTCGCATGGTTTGGAGGTGACATTGAAGAAGCCGAACGAGAGGCACGCTACTTTCTTAATAATGTACCTCAAAAAGTAAAATACTTGTGTCTTGATTACGAAGATCACGCTAGTGGAGATAAACAGGCAAACACAGATGCTTGTATTCGCTTTATGGAAATCCTCAAAGAAAACGGCTATGAGCCAATCTATTACAGCTACAAGCCATTTACACTTAATAATATCTATTATGAACAGATTCTTGCAAAATTCCCAAATAGCCTTTGGATTGCAGGATATGGCTTGAACGATGGGAACGCTGACTTTGAATATTTCCCATCCATGGATGGTATTCGCTGGTGGCAATACTCTTCAAATCCTTACGACAAGAACATTGTTTTACTAGATGATGAAGAAGCTAAGCCCAAAGCACAAGCTGTACAAGACAGAGTGAATAGTCTTCTAAATGGTGGAAACGCTAATTCAGACCTTGACAGCGTAGCACAAGAAGTATTACAGGGTTTGTGGGGCAATGGACAAGAACGTTTCGACAACTTAACAAACGCTGGTTACGATGCGCAAGCCGTGCAAGATAGAGTTAACGCTATTTTAAATGACGAAACACCAAGCAATAGCGCTAGTTCAGACCTTGACAGCGTAGCTCAAGAAGTATTACAGGGTTTGTGGGGCAATGGGCAAGAAAGATATGATAATTTATCGAGCGCTGGTTACGACGCACAAGCGGTTCAAGATAGAGTTAATAGTCTCTTGAATAGTGGAAACGATATTTCAGACCTCGAAAGTGTGGCAAACGAGGTCATCCAAGGCCTTTGGGGCAATGGACAAGAACGTTTTGACAATCTAACAAATGCGGGATATAATGCGCAAGCCGTGCAAGATAGAGTTAACGAATTGCTTTCTTAAAGATCTGACTAAAAACCTGTATAAAATCAAAAATAGATTACACCAACCGCAGGCTCAGGCTTGCGGTTTTTTTGTTTGCTCTGAAAAAGGTTGGATTTAAAATCCAAGTAATGTAAAGCGAATAAACGCATTTCAAATGCGTAAAATCATCTGATTTGAGGGGAGTAGTGGTTTTGTCAAAAATAAAAACAGTGAAATTACTCACTGATCCTTTTGTAAACTATTAGAATTAAATTAAAACTCTTCTCAACTATACGGGCAAATATGATTATAAAAATGAATACGAAGATGAATACGATTTAAAAAAACGATAGCAATTAATGGGAATGATTTAAAAGAAAAATAAACAAAAATTCAACTATTGACAAGCAACTGAAAATATTTGCAAACGTTGGTCACTTATACCATAGTTCGTGACAGTTCCAGCTTTTTTTGATAAAATCATACAGTATGCCCTTGGGCACAAAGTATGAACTGGGACTGTCTTTCCCAGCTTCGGAGGTAAAAAATGTCAGATTCACCAATCAAATATCGTTTGATTAAGAAAGAAAAACACACGGGAGCTCGTCTGGGAGAAATCATCAC